TTTCACCATCTATAGAGTTAGCAGTTGTAGAAAGTTGAGTTAAGGAATTAGCAGGAACGTTAGATGCTATACCTCCTCCTACTAAATAAGTAATAGTAAGAGTAGTATTAGAAGGAGCTAATCCATAAGCTTGGGAGTAGGTAAAATTAGATGGGTCATAAGCTGTATCTAATCTAGTAATTCCTTGGAATGTTCCTAAACCTACATTTTGAGGATTTGGAAAGACTTCACTATCGTCGCTTTCACCTAATCCGGCTCCAAACTGTATAGTAAGTTGACCTTGAGAGTTTAAACGTGTTACAAATCTCTTAGGTACTTTTTGCAATTTTATTACATTAGGGACTTTATCTGCATCAGTTCCAACGTTTGTTTCTTCTACAAAAACGGTATCTTGTCCTAATGAAGGTACTTCGTACCATCTATTATTACCAGCTCCAGTATCATCTATTATGCTCAAAATTCCTATAATATTAGCATCTTCTAAAACGTAAGTTGCAAATTTTT